GAGGGGTCTAATTCACGGCATAATATATATTTTAATTAATTAAAAGAAAAACTAACTATATGCGGTTGTTAATGTACTAAAATACATTTTTGGTGTTGGTGTTGGCGTAGGAGTGTTACTACTCGTAGCCGTTTGATTGGGTGTGATGAGTGTACCGTTGATTGGGCCAAAAGTACCAACAGGACGCAAAATGGTGGGAGCTATTACTTGAAATCCTAGCCGAGATTCATCCGTCATACCATAATAGATTGCAACTTGAGTTTTTGCTGATGCATCACCTACTATAGAAATGACTAATTGACCTAAATCTGCTACTGATAAAACTGTACTAGAAGGAAGTTCTAACATTTTGTTAGGTCCTCCAATAAACTTATATATAGATGTATTAGGAATTGTAAATTCAAAAAGTTCTTGATTAGAAAGACCGCTACTATGCCAAGCTGCAGGAAATTCCTGCGTTGGTAACGGAAAAGTTGCTGTTGAAGTGTAATCTACAAAGTTATCTACTAACAATGGGTTAGGAACAGTCCTATATATAACGTTATTAAAACCTGAATTTGTAGGAATAACTCCTACATTTGGGGGAACATATTGTACGGTCATACGAGCGGCTGGAGAAGCTTTGATCTTAAACTTCAAGCCACAGTTTTTACCATAAAACATGGCTGGTATAACTCCATTAGAGCCTCTATAATAAGTATCATAATTCTCAGCTATTAAAGGTGATAAGTCTACTGTGGCACAAGAACTGCCAGTTGCAGAATTAGTCATCTCTAAAACTAATCCTTTCTGAATACGTCTTATTAGGGGTCTAACATCAATTAAAGGGACCAGTCTGTTGGAATATAATTCTGTTTCTTTTTCACTATTATTTAGAATATTACGCTGATCTGTGGGAGCATTCATTACTTCTGCTGATTCTCCGCGATTTACACGGACTAAAGGGGGTACCGGTTCTGGTTTGGGATCTGCTACTATTGTAATACCTACAGGTAAAACACGTCCCATTTCTGTGGAATAGCCAAAATACTGAAAATTATCATCACATTTCATATAAACATTAAACTCTATGTTGGTAGGAATTTGGTCTCCTATTACTAAAGGTTGAGCTAAATATATATAATACATACCATGAATTAGGCCTGGGGCACTATTTTCACGTGAGTTATAAATTAAATTATTACGGGCCATATAAGGAAGACTAACGGAATTAATTTGATTACCTCCAGAATATTCAAGGAGATCTGAGGGGGCACTTAAAAGTGAATTCATAAGAGGAAAAGAATTGGCTGCTACTGAAGGAGGAAAGTAATATTTAATTACTTTTAATTTAAGAGAATGCTTGTTCGTACATGAAGATTGGATATAAAGGGTTAAATCACCTTTCCATGCTCTAGTAAA